AATAAAATCTGTATTTGACTGGGAAGAATATCCTAGCGAGTTTAAAGAAAAATGGTACGGTTACATAGATGATGAATTTAAAAAACGCGAAGAAGGCTTTTGGTTTATTAACAAAGATAAGCCTACATATATTACTGGTACTCACTATATGTACCTGCAATGGAGTAAGATTGACGTTGGCCACCCCAATTTTCGTGAATCGAACAGATTGTTCTACATATTCTGGGAAGCTTGTAGGGCCGATAGAAGAAGCTATGGCATGTGCTACCTTAAAAACAGACGGAGTGGATTCTCATTTATGGCATCAGGTGAAACAGTCAACGCTGCAACAATATCGACAGACTCCAGATTTGGTATATTGTCAAAGTCAGGACCAGATGCTAAAAAGATGTTCACTGATAAAGTTGTTCCAATATCAGTTAACTACCCGTTCTTTTTTAAACCAATACAAGATGGAATGGATAGGCCAAAAACGGAACTGGCTTATAGAGTACCAGCGACAAAGTTCACAAGAAAAAAGCTGGACAATAACGAAAAGCTTAAAGAAATATCCGGACTTGATACAACCATAGACTGGAAAAACACAGGTGATAACTCTTATGATGGTGAAAAGCTAAAGCTTTTAGTCCACGATGAGTCGGGTAAATGGGAAAAGCCTACTAACATACTAAACAACTGGAGAATTACTAAAACTTGTTTACGTTTAGGTAGTAGGATAATAGGTAAGTGTATGATGGGTTCAACATCAAACTCTTTAGATAAAGGAGGTGAAAACTTCAAAAAAATATACTACAACTCAGATGTAGAAAAAAGAAACGCTAATGGTCAAACAAGCTCAGGCTTGTATTCTTTGTTTATACCAATGGAGTGGAACTATGAAGGTTTTATAGATAAATACGGTCATCCAGTATTTGATACACCAGAAGAACCAGTTGATGACAACTTTGGTGAAAAAATAACACAAGGTGTTATAGATCACTGGAATAATGAAGTAGAAGGATTAAAGCAAGATCAAGACGGTTTAAACGAATATTATAGGCAGTTCCCAAGAACAGAGGAACACGCTTTTAGAGACGAAGCAAAAGAGTCTTTGTTTAACCTAACTAAAATATACGAGCAGATAGATTACAATGTAGACTTAAATAACAAGTCACTTGTAACAGTTGGAAGCTTTCAGTGGGAAAATGCTACTAAAGACACAAGAGTAATTTTTGTGCCCAACAAAGACGGAAGGTTTAACATATCATGGGTACCTCCTATACATTTGCAAAATAGAGTAATTGTAAAAAATGGTAGCAAACACCCTGGTAATGAGCACATGGGAGCTTTTGGTTGTGACAGCTATGATATATCAGGAACTGTAGATGGTAGAGGTTCTAATGGAGCTTTACACGGACTTACTAAGTTTAGTATGGAAGATGCACCACCTAATCAGTTTTTTTTAGAATACATAGCTAGGCCACAAACTGCAGAAATATTCTTTGAAGACGTTTTAATGGCTTGTGTTTTTTACGGTATGCCTATATTAGCAGAGAATAACAAACCAAGACTTTTATATCATTTTAAAAGAAGAGGTTATAGAGGTTACTCAATGAACAGGCCAGATAAAGTTTGGAACAAACTATCAGCCACAGAAAGAGAAATAGGTGGTATACCAAATACCAGCGAAGATATTAAGCAAGCTCACGCAGCTGCTATAGAAACATATATAAATACACATGTTGGTATACTGGAAACTGGATACGGAGATATGTATTTTCAAAGAACCTTAAATGATTGGGCTAAGTTTAATGTTAATAATAGAACAAAGCATGATGCATCTATAAGTTCTGGATTAGCTTTAATGGCTTGTAATAAAAACAGATATGTACCTATTGCAAAACAAGAACGTAAGTCTATAGATTTAGGGATTAAAAGATATAACAATAGTGGAAACATTTCAAAAATACTTAAATAAATGAGGATCGAAACTAACACAAATAGCTCTTTTCCTAGCCAAGTGGTTAGCAATGAAGAAAAAGCAAGCTTAGACTACGGTATACAAGTAGGAAGAGCTATTGAAGGAGAATGGTTTCAAGAAGGAAGATCAGGAAACAGATACGCTCAAGCTTATAGTAATTTTCATCAGTTAAGGTTATATGCAAGAGGAGAGCAATCAATAGCTAAGTATAAAGACGAAATGTCAATTAATGGTGACTTGTCTTATTTAAACCTAGACTGGAAGCCTGTTAATGTTATATCAAAGTTTGTTGACATCGTTGTAAATGGTATGTCAGATAAAGGTTATCAAATAAACACTGTTGCACAAGATCCATATTCTGTACAAGAAAAAACAAAATATGCTGAAGCTGTTTTAAGAGATATAAATTTAAAACCAGTTCTTACTGAATTCAAAGAAAATCTTAATGTAGATATATTTAATACTTCTAATCCAGAAGAGTTACCTGCTAGTAAAGAAGAATTAGATCTTTATATGCAAATGAATTTTAAACAGCAGGTTGAAATTGCAGAAGAAGAAGTTATAAACAATGTTTTATCATTAAACAAATATGATGAAACAAAAAGAAGATTAGCTTATGATTTAACTGTTTTAGGTATTGCTGCTTGTAAGACTCAATTTAATAAAACAGAAGGAATTACTATTGATTATGTAGACCCTTCATATATGGTTTATTCTTACACAGAAAATCCTAATTTTGAAGACATATACTATGTTGGTGAAGTTAAGTCTATTACAATACCTGAATTAAAAAAGCAATATCCTGACATTCCAGAAGAAGAATTAATAAAAATTCAAAACATGCCTGGTAATTCTCAGTATATAACAGGTTGGGGTAATTATGACGAAAACACTGTTCAGGTAATGTACTTTGAATATAAGACATATCATAATCAAGTGTTTAAAATAAAGAAAACAGATCAAGGTCTTGAAAAAGCTTTAGTAAAGCCCGATGGTTTTGATCCACCACCTAGTGATAATTATGATGTTGTAACTAGAACAATTGAAGTATTATATACAGGAGCAAAAGTTTTAGGTAATAACTACATGTTAGAGTGGAAGCTTGCTGAAAATATGACTAGGCCAACTGCTGACACAACAAGAGTTAAAATGAACTATTGTATATCTGCACCAAGAATTTACAAAGGTCGTATTGAGTCATTAGTTGGCAAAATAACTGGATTTGCTGATATGATACAGCTAACTCACCTTAAGCTACAACAAGTAATGTCTAGATTAGTTCCAGATGGTGTTTTCTTAGATATGGATGGTTTAGCAGAGGTTGATTTAGGTAATGGAACAAACTATAATCCAGCAGAAGCTTTAAACATGTATTTCCAAACAGGTTCTATAGTTGGTAGATCGCTTACACAAGAAGGTGGTATGAACCCAGGTAAAGTACCTGTTTCAGAATTAACATCTTCATCAGGTCAAGCTAAAATTCAAAGTTTAATAGGAACGTATCAGTATTATTTACAAATGATACGTGATGTCACAGGACTGAACGAAGCTAGAGATGGAAGCGTGCCAAACAAAGATGCTTTAGTTGGTTTACAAAAATTAGCAGCTAACGCGTCTAATACAGCAACAAAACATTTATTAGATTCTTTATTATATATAGGTTTAAGAACTTGTGAAAATATTAGTTTAAAAGCTGCCGATTTAATAAGTTATCCACTAACAAGAAACTCTTTAATGAACTCTATAAGCACGTTTAATACTAAAACTTTAGAAGAGTTAATTAATTTACAAATACATGATTTTGGTATTTATTTAGAGCTAGAACCTGAAGAAGAAGAAAAAGCTAAACTTGAACAAAATATACAAGTTGCCTTAAAAACACAATCAATAGATTTAGCTGATGCTATAGATATTAGAGAAATAAATAATATTAAACTAGCTAATCAATTTTTAAAGTTAAAGCAAACGCAAAGACAAAAGCAAAAGCAAGAAGCCGCTCAACAAAATATTCAAGCTCAAGCTCAGGCAAATGCTCAATCTTCAGAAGCAGCAGCTATGTCTGAAGTACAAAAGCAACAAGCACTTACTCAAGAAAAAGTAAATTTAGAACAAGCAAAATCTCAATTTGAAATACAAAGACTTCAAACAGAAGCTCAAATAAAAAGAGAACTTATGGCTGAAGAGTTTAACTATCAAATGGAATTAGCAAAAGCTAGAGCAGGTGTTGAAGCAGAAAGAGAAAAAGAAATAGAAGATCGTAAAGATCAAAGAACAAGAATACAAGGAACACAACAATCAGAAATGATTGACCAAAGAAAAAATGATTTATTACCTATTAACTTTGAGTCAGAAGGTAATGATGAGTTAGGTGGGTTTAATTTAGATTCGTTAGGACCTGAATAAACCTTTTATTTATTTAATTATATTATATTATGTCAACAGAAGTAAAGCAAGAAGGCGACTTTAAAATAAAGTCTAAGCCAAAAAATTTAGGTAAAAACACAGATGCTAAAGACAGTATTAAAAAAGTCACAATAGCTGAACCTAAAGATGAAATAAAAAAAGAAGAGGTAACTAAAGTAGTTATACCTACAGAAGATAAAAAAGAAGACGATGCCATTCAAATCGGAGAAACAAATGCAAGCGATGTTACTGTCGAAGAACAAAAAGACGGTGGAAGTAGCGAAGAAGTGGTTGAAGAAGTACGGGAACCCGTTCAAGATGAAAAACCAGTTCTTCAAGAAATAACCGATGAAGAAGTAGCTGAAGAAGTTAAAGAAGTAAAGCAAGAAGTTAAAGAAGCTAAAAGAGATGCTGAAATAACAGGTAAGCCTTTACCAGAAAATATTGAAAAGCTTGTTTCTTTTATGGAAGAAACCGGCGGAAGCATAGAAGATTATGTGCGGCTTAATGCTGATTATTCTAATGTTGACAATAATACATTGTTAAGAGAATATTACAAGCAGACAAAACCGCATTTAAACAGTGAGGAAGTAAACTTTCTTATGGAAGATTCTTTTTCGTTTGATGAAGAATTAGATGAGGAGCGAGATATCCGCAAAAAGAAACTCGCAATGAAAGAAGAGGTTGCAAAAGCCAAAAACTTTTTAGAAAGCTCAAAAAGTAAATACTACGACGAGATCAAGTTGAAACCGGGCGTAACTCAAGAGCAGAAAAAAGCTATGGACTTTTTTGACCGCTACACGAAGGAGCAGGAGACTGCAACTGAGAGGCATAATGATTTTAAACAACGAACAGATGAGCTTTTCAAATCAGATTTCAAAGGTTTTGATTTTAAAGTAGGAGAAAAGAAATTCAGGTACGGTGTGCAAAATCCAGAAAAACTAGCTGATAAACAATCTAATATCACGAACCTAGTCGGGAAGTTCTTTGATAGTGAAGGTAAGATACAAGATTCAAAAGGTTATCATAAAGCTATATATGCCGCTGAGAATGCAGATACTATTGCTAATCATTTTTACGAACAAGGAAAAGCAGATGCAATCCGCGAGGTTGTAGATGGTTCTAAAAATCCTAGCACAAGCCCAAGACAGGCTACACAGACTGAAGGGTTTAAAGATGGAATTAAAGTAAAAGTGTTAGGCAATAAGGTGAATGATTCTTCAAAGTTATCAATTAAAAAAATCAAAATTTAAAACTATATAAATTATGGCACTATCACCCGCGTTTGGATCATTAGTTCCAAGCCAAAAATTACAAGCCCTTGAGACTAACTATCTTAGTTTCACAGACGGCAACAATGATTTCGCACAACAGTACTTACCTGAGATCTACGAACAAGAAGTAGAGCGTTACGGAAACAGAACTCTTTCTGGATTCTTACGTATGGTTGGAGCTGAAATGCCAATGACATCTGACCAAGTTGTTTGGTCTGAGCAAAATCGCTTACACATCGCTTATGACAGCGTAATTATAGCTGCTGGAGCTGCTGTTGACGTACTTTCGTTCAACGTTACAGCTACTATCACTAACGTTATTGCTGTAGGCGACACAGTAGTTGTTATGGAGCCAACTGCCGGTAGTGAAGTAACAGGTATTGTTACTGCACGTACTGCTGGAGTTGTTGGTGGAGCTGACGCTACTATCACAGTTAAGCCTTATGGCGCCCCTAATGTTTCATCTACCGTTGCTCTCGGCGGTATTGGAGCTGGTGGTTTCACAGATCTTAAGATCTTTGTTTATGGTTCTGAATACAAGAAAGGAACAGGCGACGCTACTGCTGAGTCTATTACTCCTTCTTTCACTCAATTCAGTAACTCACCTATCATCATCAAGTCTAAGTATCAAATCTCTGGATCTGACACTGCACAGATTGGTTGGGTAGAAGTTGCTACTGAAGACGGAACAAGCGGATACCTTTGGTACTTGAAAGCTGAGTCTGAGACACGACTACGTTTTGAAGATTACTTAGAGATGTCTGTTGTTGAAGGAGAATTAGCTGCTGCTGGTTCTGGAGCAATCGGAGCTAACTACAAAGGTACAGAAGGTCTTTTCTCTGCTATCAAGGCAAGAGGTAATAACTTCGCAAATTACGGTGGAACTTTAGCTGAGTTTGATTCTGTTCTTAAGAACCTTGATACTCAAGGAGCTATTGAAGAGAACATGCTTTTTGTTAACAGAAGCCTTTCACTAGAGCTTGACGACATGCTTGCTGGCTTGTCTGCTGGAGCAAACGGTGGAACTGCTTATGGTTTGTTTGAGAATTCTGAAGAAATGGCGTTGAACTTAGGTTTCACAGGTTTCCGAAGAGGTTCTTATGACTTCTATAAGACTGACTGGAAATATCTTAACGATGCTTCTACAAGAGGTGGTTTAGTTAAAGCTAACGGAACTGCTGGAGTTAACCCAATTGAGGGAGTATTAGTTCCTGCTGGAACTTCTACTGTTTACGATCAAACTTTAGGCACTAACATCCGCCGACCATTCTTACACGTACGTTATCGTGCTTCTCAAGCTGATGACCGTCGTATGAAGTCTTGGTTGACTGGATCTGTTGGAGGAGCTTACACTTCTGATCTAGACGCTATGCAAGTTCATTTCTTATCTGAGAGATGTCTTTGTGTTCAAGGTGCGAACAACTTCGTTATCTTCACTGCATAAGCACTCATAATCACAGTAATATTACCCCTGGCTTTGGCTGGGGGTAACTATTACTCTTTTAACTATTTAATCTTATTATATCATGGCTAAAAAAGCTACAGCTAAAAAAGTTGAGGTAGCACCTCAAGAAATTCAAACTCCACAATACGTGGAGCCAACGCCGCGAAAGGTAGCGAAAGCTCCTAAGTGGGAAATAAGGGATAGAATATATCTCTTACAAGACAGACACAAACCATTAACATACACATTGCAAAGTAAGCATCATCACAGATCTTCATTGCTTTGGTTTGACGAAGAAACAGGTATGCAAAGAGAATTACGATTTGCTATAAACCAAAACTCTCCGTTTGTGGATGAACAAAAAGGCGAAGTAACACTTGGTCATATAATGTTTAAAAATGGTGAACTCAAAGTTGCTAAAGAGCAACAAAACTTACAAAAACTATTATCTCTTTATCATCCTGCTTTAAATAAAAAGTATTATGAGTTTAATCCTGTTGCTATTGCTACAGATGAACTTGATGATATTGAATTAGAAGTAGATGCTTTAGTAGCTGCAAGATCTATGGATATAGATCAAATGGAAGCTATACTAAGAGTTGAAGTAGGTTCAGAAGTTTCTAAAATGAAAAGTAAAGAAATAAAAAGAGATCTTATGTTTTTTGCTAAAGAAAACCCAGGTTTATTTTTAGATCTAGCTAACGATGAAAACGTAATGTTACGAAACTTTGCTATCCAGGCCACAGAAGCTGGAGTAATTAAGTTATTAGAAGATCAACGAACTTTTGTTTGGGGTTCAAATAACAAAAAATTTATGACAGTTCCTTTTGATGAGCATCCATACTCAGCTATGGCAGCATTCTTCAAGACGGATGAAGGTTTGGAAATATACAAATCAATAGAGAAAAAATTCTCATAACATGTAATACTATATAGTAGTCGGGTCACTCTTTATGAGTGGCCTAACTATTATAAATAAAATAAAAAATAATGGCGGTAAATATAAACACAGTATACACTACAGTATTATACATACTGAACAAAGAACAGCGGGGATATATTCCACCTGCTGAGTTTAATAGTCTTGCTGTACAAGTTCAAAATGATATTTTTGATTCTTACTTTCCTGATGGAAACCAAGTAAACCGCTTAAATCAAAGTAACAGACAAAACGATACTGAGTTTTTTGATATGTTTAAAGATATATCATATAAACTCTTTCCTTTTGAAAAAGAAACAGCTTTTACCTGGAATGCTGCAAATACAGGTTTTATATACACTGGTACTAAAACAATATACAAGCTAGGAGAAATTATTGCAACAACTCCTGCTTCACAAACAGGACAACCTGCTCAATATGAGTCAGTTGTACAATTAACTAGTAAAAGTGATTATACAGAAATTACAAAATCTAAGCTAACTGCGCCAACAGCTCAATATCCTATTTGCTTCACAACGCAAACAGCTGCTGCAATTGCGCCAGCAACAACCCCACAATTATTAATCAAAGTGTCTCCAGCTTCAGCTACGACAACTTTAGCCGTAAACTGTTTATTTAAACCAACTGACCCTTCTTGGGGTTTTACAGTAGGTACATTAGGCCAATATGTTTATAATTCAGCTACTTCAGTAGATTTTGAACTAGATACTTCAGAGCAAAACAATTTAGTAATTGAGATATTAAAATATGCGGGTATAATAATTAAGGACCCACAAATAGTACAAGCTGCAGCACAAGCATCACAAAAAGAAGAAATAAACTTAAAACGTTAATAAATGGCATTAATAACTGAAAATAACGCACAATACTACGCTGGAACGCAAGATTTTCTTGTTAGCAACGCGGCAGGTGGTCAAACATATACATGCACATTTGATACTGACTTGGTTCTTGGTAGTTATAACCCACTAGAAACAAATTATGCTTTAAATAACTTTAAGTTATATACCGCCGCAGCTGGTGTTGCCACATATACAGAGTATACAGCTGCTTACACTGTTTTAAATAACGTTATAACAATAACTGCTGGTTTACCTTTAAATACAAGCATTGTAGTTCAACTAAAAACTAAAGAAGGTGGACAATACGGTAATAGAGATGCTTACGGTAATGTTGTTGAAGAAAACTGGGGATCATACGCTTATATAAAGCTTAACGATATTATAGATAACTATATGGTAGGTTATGTTGGCGATGGTAAGTTGGTAAACAAAGTAAAGAAAAGTGATGTATTATTTTTTGCTAAAAGAGGTTTACAAGAATTTAGCTACGACACGCTTAAAAGTATTAAGTCACAAGAATTAACAATACCACCAAATTTAAGTGTACCGATACCACAAGACTACGTTAACTACGTGAATATGAGCTGGGTAGATCAAGCTGGTATTAAGCATATTATATATCCAACTACACTAACAAGTAATCCTTACAAAACGCCTATACAAGATGGCCAAGGTGTTCCAACTCAAGATAACTTTGACAACAATTTGCAAGGAACTTCTATAACAAACCAAAGGTGGAAAGATAATAATTTAAAAAACTTAAACACTGAGTTAGACAATACATCGTTTTGGGCTAATGTTTATGGCGGTGGATTTGGTAACGGTTTTGGAACTGTTGGTGGACAATATGGCATACAACCTGAAATAGCACAAATAAACGGCTGGTTTACTATAAACGAAAGAGAAAATAAATTTAGCTTCTCTAGTGATCTCAGTGACAAATTAATCATACTTAGTTATATATCAGACGGTTTAGCTATAGATAGTGATACTAGAGTGCCTAAAATGGCCGAGGAAGCAATGTATGCGTATATAAGTCATGCTATAATATCTACACGTTCAAATCAACCAGAATATGTAGTAAATAGATTAAGCAGAGAAAAAGCTGCAAAGCTTAGAAACGCAAAAATAAGATTATCAAATATTAAGCTAGAAGAG